CGGTGTTAAAGTTGATAAGAATGCAGATGCAGCAAGATTAGGAGATCAAGGTAAGAAACCTACAACTGGTATAAGTTTTACAAGAACTGCTGTAACTCCTGTTATTGGTTCTCCTCTTACAATCAACGTAAATGGTTTCCCTCTTGGAGATGCAGGTTATCAGTCATTAGACTTTGATGATAGCACCACAACTATGACTGAGGACACTGAGACAATAACTCATGTTCAAGACGTTTGGAGTTCTAGAACTGCTACTGTTCCTTCACCAGGTTCACAAAAACTAAAAGTCACTGCAGTTGTTAAAGATAGATATTACTTCAAAGTTACACCTACAATTAAACTTGATAACGTACAGGAACTAACTATCAACCAATCATTTAACTTTGCTGTTGGTTCTAAATTAGTATTAAGGAATGATTCTGGTCAATTTGTTAATAGTGGTTATATTATTAGAACAGATGTCGAGAATAATAAGGTTTACCTAGCAGTTAATAATAATCCTTGGAGTAATGATCTAAACACTGGTCAATTATCTACTGAACAATTTAATGAGCAGAGTAATTATGGTATTACTGGTGCGATACCTAACGATATAAATGAAATACAAAATTATACTTTTGCAGAGATTAATAATCAAACACCTGGTACATTTATTATTAACTTAGACGGTTTTGATTTAGATGGTACTGTTGCAGATATACCTGCAACTATTGCTTTAAGTGCAGCAGGTACAGGATACCCTAATACAGGTGATAGTGTTGCAACAACTACAACCAATGGTGAAGCATCTGGATTATTAGTTGACTATACTGCATCTGGTGGTGTTATTCAAAGTGTTTCTATAGATTCTGGTGGAGCTGCAGGATCAGGATATAAAGTTGGAGATGAAGTAGTAATTACTGGTGGTAATGGAGATGCTAAGTTTA